AAATCGTGTTGAAGAACATCAAGCTAAATCAGAAAATAGACAAGATGTAGAAGAAAAATCTGAAGGAAATAAAAAACGAGAATCTGATGATCGTGCTCAAGATAAAACAACAAGCAAAAAAGACGGCGATGCAGAGCAGAATAAAACTACAAACAATCCTGAAGGCAACCGTGATCGACCACAAGATGATCCGGCAGCATCAACATTCGACAGTCCTAAAGCACAGGAAGAACAAGCACCAGCAGGAACAGAATAAAAAAGAACCGGGCCTGTCGTGAGATTCTGGCCCGGTTCCACCCCTGACTAAACGCAACCCATTGTCAGAGGATTTGTTCGCGCGATTATTTATCGGCTTGCAAGTTCCTTGAAAGCATTGACATCATACTCCTCGTCGTCGTCTGTTTCCCACGGAGGTGCGTCTTCCTTCTTAATCTCTGGTTTCTTTGCTTCCTTACGGTCACCAAAAGATTCGTGAGTTTTAGTAATTACCTTATCCTCTTCTTCCACAGTCTTATTACTTGTTCGACCGTTCAGAACACGATCTAACTTGTTCTGTAGCTCGTCATAAGACTTGAATAATGCCGGATTAAGGAACTGTTGCAAAGGATGTACTTGCTCCCACACCTTTTGCATTTCCTTGTCGGTATCAAATAGCGGTCCTTCCGGTTCAAAAAAAGCAGCCGAATAAGTGCGACGGTTTCCCTTGCTCGCATCGTTGCTCATCTTGATAACAAAGTTAGCGCCTTCCCACAAATCGAATGGGTTGAAATGACGATCACCCTTGCGTAGTTGACCTTTTGCATCCAACTTGGGGTTCATCACCTCATCAAGCTTCTTAAAAATTTCCGGTCCATACTTGTACAGGAAAACCTTTCCATTGTTTTCAGGATGCTCCGGGTCATCAACAATATAAACATTGCTGATATAATGCAAACGACGCTTATAACCGGGATTACCGGGAGTACCAGAAACTAAATCTTGTCCCGCTTTACCTCCCTCGTTCCACAGCACCTTGTTATAATCAGTCACTGGATCAGGTTCAGGAGAACCGTCCGCTTGCTTTAATGATGTGCGGGAATTTTCAATATACCAACCGCCCGGTCCTTTGAAACCGTGATCCCAATATCTGATAAAAGGAATTTCTTCATCAGGATGTTGCGGAAGAAACCGAACAGTGGGTGCTCCATTTCCTGCTTTGTCAACAGACGGTACCCAAAACCGTTCATCGTCTTTCTTGAACGGCTGATTCATTGCCTTAACAGCGGCGTTCAATTTTTTGTTTTGATCTTGTCGGGATTGTTTTAGTGTTTTGATGTCAAATGGCATTGTTATCTCCTTAATGCGTTGTTAAACAGTGTAATCAAATACTAATAACGAAGGTCTTATATTTATCTAATAGACAGTCTTTTGTCAAGAACTATTTGTTTGACTTTTACTAAATTGTATTCAAACAAACAACGATATTTCTCCATCATAAAATTTGTATTTTTCCAAATCACATCATGATCTAATACACGCCAACTCACAGCATATTGTAAAAGGTCATCAAGAATAATCATAGTTTCTAATCTGATCTTTTTACCAAGATATAAACGCAGCAAATATGGATGCTCGTGTTTTGAAACTCGAAACCAGTCCTCATGAATGTGTAAAATTTCTTGAGAAAAATGATAAGGCAGAGAATCGTGATATCGTTTCCACGCGTGATAATTTTGCTGTCCAGTTTGTTCGAACAGTTGCCCAATCCAAATCTTGGGATCAATAATAAGGTTTGCGATCACTAATCCTTTCGGATCAGGATGGCGTGCTAATTTCTGTTGTTGATATTTGTCGCGCTCGACACGACGCTTCAATTTAAAATTATATTGAGGCGCATTATACGCAGAGGTAAAATGCGCCTTTAAAGCGTAAAAATATTGTGGGTCAAACGACAAGCAAAATTATGAAGAGGATGATGATGATTTCGGTTTTTCAGATTTTGTTTCTGGCTTTTTAGTTTCGTCAACAGGATCAGCGTTCACAGTTGGCTTTGGTCTTGCAACAAATTTCGACATTTTTTACTCCTTTCCTATTATTTATTATCTTTATCAAACAAGTACTGTTTGTACAAAACATACATCCCCGGTTGCCGTCCCCAACTTTCTATTTCCCACGGAGAGAACCAGTAATTTTCATCACTTTGTACCTCTCTTTCATTATCAAATAATTCATCCAAAAATCTCGTTTTGGGAATTTTCAAATAATGTTTAAGTTCCCCATATGCGAATTGTTTCATATGCACTAACTCGTGTGCGAGCGTTTCAAGAATTTTCTTTTTTGACATCTCCGAATTTACTTCCACAATAAAATCGCGTGGACGCGGTTCATCGTACTCAGGACAACATGTCCCGGTACACTTATCCGTTTTCCACAAATTTTTGAATTCGACTCGGACAGTCAGATAATTCAGAAGACGCCGCGAAATAATTAAAGAAGAATAAAAACTAACTGCCTCACGAACCTGTCTTTTAGATATCCGGCTACATTTACCGGTAACACGAACCTGTATCAATAGTTGAACAAATGTGCTCCCTGAGTTGTATCCTACTCATATTTATTTTTTTCATCGTTGTATGTACGGCTTAGATGGCTTGTTGGGCACATTCTGCGATTCTTCAGGAGGTGCCTTGTGTAATTCTTTCCATTTCGGCGGAACAGGTGATACGGGTGGTTCCGGGAGCACCGGCAGTGCCTGCCGTTCCTTTGGTGCAGGCGGCGGTTGCTGTGGCGGGACCGCAGGCATGGGCAGCGGTCGAACCTGTCGCGGCTCAGTCCTCACCGGGGGAGGGGGGTCAATCCGCAGCGCAAAAGAATCGGGTATTTTGCCATAAAACTGGACCTGTAAGGTCACTGGTCCTATCCGCAGGGAAAACGCATCAGCAGGCTTCGCTGTGGCTTGTAGAGCCATCAGAACAGCGGTCAATACCAGCGTTTGGGTTACTTTATGAGCCATTCCGCGATCAAAATGAGAAAAATGGTTGCAAATGCGACCATTGTGCTGCACCGCAGCAAAAAAGCTTCGTTCATCTAAATACAATAGTTCCATAACACAAAAAAATCAATAAATTTTCCACTTTTTTTTCTTGACATATTTGCAGACATCTCGAAAGGACCAACCAAGCATATAGGTCACAATCGGTGCCGCCTTAACTACCTCATAACCTCCTAACACAACAATGCCAGCATCAAAATACGATGACTGAATTGTATATACTTTCATATTGGCAGTCGTGTTGTCTTTTTCAGAAAATTTAATCTTTCGCCCTCGGATTGAATCTTTGCACGCATGTTCAAATTTTTAAGAATTAACGGAACCACAAACTCAATTTCTATTTGCTTGCGAGCGCACCAATGCACTATGGCATCGATGTATGTCTCGCCATTGTCTTTAACAATTACCTCAATTTCTTTATAAAAAATCTCTTCCAGATTAGGAATCAGATCAATAGATGTATCAGACAGTATTAATATCTCCTAAAACAAAAAATTGGGGAGATTCTGTTCACAAGTTCTCCCCGGACTCGGCTTTAGGCAGCAAGTGCCAAAGCGGGCGCAAAGTTATCGTTTGCGTTTATTTGCAGTCGCTCGACCACCGATCTATCTCAGATATCCCTTCATCGCGGATCGATCCATTCGCCCCCATCAAGAGTATAGCAAGCTTGCGCAATATCTAGCTCGACTGCTGCCCAATTTTATGATGGCGAGCACTTGCTATACTCATGGTGGAGGCGACGGTGTTGAAACCGTGTCTCCGTCAACTATCTGACATCGTCGTCAATAGCATCATATTTATAATAAATGTGTATTGCGTTGTCAAGCTTTTTCTTCTTCTAAAAAACTCAAAATCATTTCACGCGCCATGATACCTCTAGCAATGTTTTTTTCCTTTGCCAAGTTATCTAATTTTTCGAAATCTTCTCGTTTCAAATTTATATTCACATTCTTCCAGTCGTAAACATGAGTGACCGGTTCCTTTGTCCATGGACGCTGTGGTTTTTCACTTAAAGTTTTAAAAAGTTTGCGTCGTCGCCATTTATTATTGCACCATTTTGAACACAGCTTTGGTAGTTCTTCACCCTGTCGAAAACGACGCTTTTGATAGTTGTTGTGACGTATAAAGAGGGTACCACATTCATCGCATGTCAAAAGACTATCGAGCAATTCGTCGGCAGTTCGCGTATCCAACATGGGTCAAACTCCTATTGAAGAATGGAGCCTAATGCCTCGAAAAAGCCATGTCAAGTGAAAATTTTTATAGAAATTATTTCAGGATTTTATCGATAACATCCCGCAAATCGCGCAGGGATTTCTTGTTACAGGTGAGCACATATTCGTGGCGGTTCATCTCTGTCTCATTGTCATATGTACAAATCGTCAATTCGTAAATCGACTTGCCACGGTAGCGATCAATCATTTCAATAACAAAAGAGTAGCCTGCGTTCTCGGCTAACAGTAAAACTGTGTTCGCATGCTTTCCGGGTAGTTTTGCCAAATTGTAAGCGGCAGAACCCACACACACCTCTCTTTCAGCTTTATTTATCATTAAAAAGTTTCTCCACGAAAGGACGATATTTTGAGTTGGTTTTGATGTTGACTTGAGGAAAGTCGAAATCTTTGGGAATGACGAAGATCACATTATACGGAAAACTTTTTTTATAAAGTTCCTCTGCCATCATCGCATAGGTTGTTGCTTGCAGATGATACTTTTGTAATCTTTCATCGTGTTTGTCAAGTCTTTTCTGTGCTGTCTTGAAATCTAAAACTACATTTCTTCCTAACCATTCAACAAGACCATCTGTGCGTCCTGCAACTTGTAAACGAGGTGACGCAAGCGCCAACTCAACTCCAAAAATTTTTGTAATATTTTTATTGAGAATTGGTTTGATTTCAGAAAACAGCGCCTGATTTGACGGCATCAGTTTTGGTAATTTTTTTCCAAGTAAATAATTTTCACATAATTCATGCATCGTCGTACCGAACGATTTAGCGAGTTCTGATATGTGATCCGCTTCTTTGGACCCTACACGCTCACGCCACTCATCTAATTTCTTGGAATGTAATTTGCGTGCGAGTATAGATGTAACAGATGGGAAACACCCCCATGGCGTTTCGTAGAACCGGCCTTGATGTGTTTGTTTTAGTTCGAACTCGTAGCGTTCAAACAATTCGTAATTAAAGGCCATGAGCTAACATATGACCTACTAACATGCCTAAACAAAACGCTGCAATCATTAAAAATAAAAATACAAAATCCATATTATATTTGCCAATGTATTTTCCAATTATAAAAATAAACCGCGCTGCCGGAACAACGATGTCCCATAAATTCCCATTCTTGCTTGTTCCAATTATAACGATAAACCGGTATAAAAGAATTCCACTGACCGGTCCATGGGCTTCGTTCTATTTTAGGTTCGTGCTTCATTTTGTTAATTTGATATTACTACGAGGATTTGTTTTCTTGATCTTCTTTAACAGATCGTTCCAACCATCAGACTTGGATTCACCGCGCAGAAACCCTGTGTGAATGAGTGGCTTGCCCGGAAGAATATCAATGTCAGGATTTTTCTTAAGATATTCTTCCATTTCTTTAATTGTCATAAACAAAGTTTCTTTTTTCTTTGTCTTTTTATTCACGGTCGTATATGTGGGCATCCTGTTCTTCCATCTCTATTTGTTGATCTTCTGATGCGATATACGAATTCATAAGACTTGTCTTATCGTAAAATTTCTTTCGTGCCTTTTGACGACGCTGTTTAAACTTGTTTTTCTTGTTGCTAAATCCATCATCCCATCTGTTTCTATAAGTCTTACCCATGAGCCTCTTGTTTTACGGTACCTCCTTGTTTGAACTCGTCAACGAGTTTCTTATTAATTCCATAAAGCTTTGGTGCCTTATGATCCTTCATCGCAAGCAATAGCTCGGCATCAGCCGGTGTCACTGCTTCCAATAATTGAATGAAAAGCAGTTCACGCTTGCGTTGTTGAAGCGTCGGATGACCACCTTCAACAAACAAATACATACGACGCAACTCAGTATAAAGTTGACCTTCACAATCAAGTTGCTTATTAGGTGTGTACGGCAGTGGACCTTCCGGCAACGCCCATTTAATATTGTCATCGAGTAATAGTTCAAGCATGATGCGCAGACCTTGATGATCATGCTTCTGTAGAATCTCGATCTTGTCTTTCTTGTTTTTCTGTTCTGAAACTTTTTTGAAAATTACACCTAGCGATTCAACTCTCATGGTAACTCTCCCATTTTAGCAAGTATAATAATAACAATCATAGCCACATAACAACATATACACCACCATAAAATAGTTTTGGGTGTTGTTTCAGAAGCACCGGGAATCAGTTGATATAATTTCATTTTGCAAATTTCATATTTAAATCGTTATTAAGGCGCAGTTCGCCACCCTCTTCCTCGTTGAATAAATTGTTTGCTAGGGTCTGAAACGGGTGAGAAATCTCAAAACGCTTGCATAACAAAGAACGAAATGATTCAATAAATAATGCCCCGTCTTTTAAATCTTGTTCTGTTGTAATAGTACAACCGATTGTGGTTAATTAAGCAGATATCATTGGTAGAATAGTTTCAACAATTTCGTTAATGTATGCATGGTGTAATAATTTAATGTTCGATTTTACCTCATCAACCGTTTGGGGAATTGCTATCTTAGGTTGGTAACCGACACTTTCATTGTTTGCTATCCGATTTTTGGGGAACAAAATAATATTGTCATCCATTTATTTTTATTTATCATCACGCAACTCTGTACTCAAATGATTTTTCTGGTTCTGTTATTTCTCGTGGTTCGTTCGACGCAAGAATTGATTGTAGGAACGCCATCCACTGCTTGGTCCGCACCGCTTCCCAATTATAAAAAGCGTTGACAAACGCGCGCTGTGACTCCTGACGACCAATCTGGTTCTCGTTTTTAATATTCTTGATCACATTATCGAGCATCATGTAATGCATTTTGGCATGCTCGTTCAAATCCTCATGCCAATGATACATCGTGGTCCAACCGGCACCAGTCTCATACAGCGCCCCATAATTCGGATGCACACAATTCAGACCAGCACTCATTGCTTCCATCAGACACAAACAAGATGTTTCCGGCCAAATCGACGGATAAGCAAAGATATCGGCCTGTGAAAGTGCTGTGCGCACCTCCTCATTGGATACTGAGCCATAGTTTGTCATATTCGGATGGGCTTCAATAAAATCAAACAGTTCCTTATACTGTTCGTCGCGCTCGGCCCACCCATACAACTTGAACGACGAATATACATCAAGTTGAAGGTTGTTATATGTCTCACACAGCTTATCAAACACCGGCAAAAGCAATTGCAAACCACGATGTGGTGTTGTGTGATAAATCAACTTAACGAAATCGTCGTCTCTCTTCACCTTTTCAGGCATAGGTTCAATCGCGTTCTGCATCACAATACAACGCGACCATGGGATATTGTATAATTGAATAAAGTTCTGCATCTGCCAGTTGCTGACAAATACAATACGATGAAAACGATGCCATGCGCCATCTTCAAGATTATTCTTGGCTTCAGGATCATTATGTAGATCGTGCAACCAGAGAACGCGGTACTTGTCTTCTTTCAGGTCGCGTACACGAGAGGGAATAATCTGAAACTCTTTCAGAATATCGCGCGGCAATGATGAATACAGACGCCGCAGCATCTGCTCGGTTCCGCCATTCGCATTCTTTGATAGATCATTAATTTCCATTAAATCAAAATTATCAGTCATTAAATGTTTCTCCAACATTAGGTTTAGCCCATTTTATTTTCGTTAATTCTTCTCTAATGATTTGTCGAAAATGATCAGAAATATTAACCTCGCTTGAATAACTACCCAACTCGCCCACAGCGTGTTCACGCCAAATCAAATCACCATTTCTATTCTTAGAAAAACCTTGATGTTTGGTCATCACTCTGCCTCTCGTTTGAGTGGAAATTCAACTCTACACCCGGCCAGTACTTTTCCCTCTAGTTCATGATATTGAAAATCCTGCATGAACGATTCAACGGCTTCTGTACATTCTTCGAGACTGCTCATTGGACCTTCTTGAATATAAGGTTCCGACAATCCCGGAAGCGTCAACATTACAATAAATACAACTTTTCCAAATATCACAACTGCTCCTCATCTGGTAATAATTCGAGTTGTTCCGCATCAATCTCGTTAACATGGTCAGTAATATCTCCAAAAATCATTGGATCATCCTTGAACCGTTCTCGTAATTGTACAAGAGACAGTTCCTCTACTCCAATAATCTTTTCACCGAGAAAATTTTGTGAAAATTCGCTTAATTTACTCTGATCAATCAGGTGTTGGATACGACCATTAGTGTTCTCATTTTTCGTTGCAACGAGATAACGCAAAACAAATTGAGACTGTGATTCAACAAGATAATATTTCATTAGTAACTCATCAACATTTGCATTGAAAGAACACGGTCTGTTCTAAACGAACGCCATCCTTTGTTCTGAACATCCCACACCGTCATTGCTTGTTCGCCTTCTTGACCAGCAACATCATTTTCCAATGTGATTGTTGACATGTCAGTATTGTCAGGCAAGTAACGGCCCATCAAAGTTCCTCGAAGAACGCGGCGTTCCCCGTTCAGCTTATCAAATACTATCTCAATCACATGTTCTCGTAGATCAGAGAACACGGTGCGCTTATTCACTGGAATGTACATAATATTATCCTTCCAATAAAAGTTGAAATTGTTCCGGGTGTGTGATTTGTTTTCCATCCATCATGATGATGGGGACCATGCGTTGTTGAGGAAACTTGGCGATTACAGCTTCGCGTGTAACATCCTTACCAACAACATATTCAGTAAATTCTACACTTTTTTCTCGCATCATGCGTTTTGCAGTTTCGCACTGCGAGCATCCCTCTTTTGTATAAATTTCTACTAATGGTGCCATACGATATTATCCTTTTGAAATGCTACATTAAACTTATCAGATGGATTTGTCAATGTTTCTTTTATAATCTCGTTCTTATTTCTTCCACGACTTTTCTGTAATTGTATTAAAATTTGTTGTTCATGCTCATCCTCATAAGGTTCAAGATCAAGATCGGGTGGTAAAAATTGTATTTTTTGGTGATAGGCGTTCTTAATTTGTGGTTTTAGATATTTGGAATAGGCCCACCAGTTCACCCCATGCTGCCGACAAGCCAACGCTTCAACATACTCGGCAATATGATGGGCACGCTGGTAAGGCTCTTTGAGAATAACAATAATTGCTTTTTCCACCAGCTCATGCACAACCAGAAAATCAGAAACATCAATGATCTTACCACGATATCGCCATTTCGTTTTTACATCCTTATCGACATAAATCGTTTTTCCATTTTTCGAATATCCTGCGAGATAAGGAACATCAAACTTGGTGACGATCTTAACCGGCTGCGCAATGCGTTTCAGAAAAGCAGGATTGGCAAGAATGCGTCGAACAGCAGGAGAAGAAACTTTAAGGAGTTTCATAATTAAGTTGCACTTCCTAATACTGCACAATAAATTGCATTAGTCGTATGGTTCCAACACACATGCGATCTTCCATCTGGTGATTCACGCGGGTCTGATTGATTTGCTTCAATTATCACATCAGGAATCAAAACAGGTCCATTTGCTGTCCGTAATTTTGCAAAATAATGACCATTCTGATAAACAATTTCAGCCGGTTCGCAATCCTGCTTATTACAACAAGAATTCAATCTCCGACCATTTGGATCACCGCGCGGATCACGCAAATCAAGATCAGGACGATACCAATTTGAATAAAATTTCTCATGAATTTCCATATCTTCCGGTCGATGTTGTGCCGGGGACAAAGTTATGAAAAACATCAAAAACATTCCGGCTAATAAAACAATAAACAATCCCACACAAATTCTATCAATTATTTCCACTGTTTCTTTAACTCCTGTACTAACTCATATAAACGGTTTACCATTGGACCCTGTTGTTGTTCTGCCTCTAATGTTTTGTATGGGTCCATACTCGCCATAAGCCACAAGTTCTCCGCATCACAACGCTTCTTGATACGAAGGATGTAATTCACAAGCGCACGAGACTCTTTTCTTAGC